GTCAAGATCTGGATTTCCTTTTTCTGGTTATACCGAGTAATCGATATCCCTGGAAAGATCAAATTGGGAACAATCACACGACCTTTTGAGGTTAATTATCTTATAATTATGGAATGGGTTCGGTGGCTAGTCCAGTTTCTCCCTGTATTCTTGGAGTTAATTGGGCGAGCACAAGATGCTCAAGTAGTGCGTACGAAGAGTCGAAGCAGACTTAATAAATCTGAAACGTCTTCGTTGCTGCGACTTCTAGGTAAGCCCCTAGATTTTGTAGAACGTTTGACCGCTCTTTATCTTCCTTCTACGGAATCTTCCGTAAAGAAAGAAACTCCTAGAAAGGAGTGGCGCTTACTTATGAAGCCGATCCTGACGGAACTACAACCCCGTCTCCTCACTATTCTGAATTCCGGTCCCAACAGTGCTAAAGGCCTGGACGAGTCTCCAGGTCCAAGTACCCGAACGTCCATTGGATCGATCCTTACGGATGCGAAACTTTGGATGGATGATAGCGCCGGCATTGCCGACGCTCTCAGGGGTCTGTGGCCTCAAGCCGCAGCATTTAGTCAAACTCTCTTAGCTCAAGCTAGAGCTGTTTACGAACAGCTCGAGAGTGTTGGGGGTCGCGGGGAATACGCTGTATTCTTCCGGAAGAACTCCGATGGGGAGTGGACATCCGATCCGCTCCCTGGATTTTCAGTACCGTGGGGTCTCGGTAAACTTGGTTTCGTCCCTGAACCAGCGGGTAAAATCCGCGTGGTGGCAATGGTGGATTCCTTGTCTCAAATGTTACTACGGCCTCTCCATGATGCCGTATTCGGGATCTTGCGAAAGATTCCGCAAGATGGGACATTTGATCAGTTACAACCGGCTCACCTCTTGGCTAAAGCCTTGGGGCGGCCCGGTGCAGTTTGGTCTTACGACCTTTCTGCTGCGACTGATAGATTCCCAGTAAGTTTGCAACAAGGACTCTTGGGTTTACTAATTGGCCCAAGGGTTGCGCTTCAATGGAGAAGGTTACTCACCTTCAGAGAATTCATTGTTCCGAGAAGAATATCGGATAAACAGCGGGTTCCTCGCGGAACGCCTAGAGTCGTGTCCTACGGGGCAGGACAACCTATGGGGGCTTATACCTCCTGGGCTGTTTTTGCGCTTTCTCACCATTTCCTGGTTCAATTCGCCGCATTTCAAGCGGGTAAAGGGTTGAAGTGGTATACCTTGTATGCCCTGTTAGGGGATGACGTAGTAATTGGTGACCGAGATGTTGCGAAAGCATATCTCCTTCTGCTACGAGCAATCGGTGTGGAAGTTGGACTCGCTAAGAGTTTAATCTCTGAGGCGGGGGTCTTTGAGTTCGCTAAGCGAACCTTCCGAATCTCGGATGAAGGCTTACTAGTGGATATATCAGGGGTGTCCTTGGACGCCATAGGAGCAGCTGTGACTGATTCGTCAGTTATGGAAGCTCTACTGATGCATGCCAATGCGAGATCGGCCCGAGAGGGCCTTCGAATATCTGCCCGTATCCTAGGTTACGGTTTCAGAACTCGATCTGCGTTGGGAAACCAGATGGAGCTTATGAACTCACGTCTTAAGGGACTCGCCGTACTGCTAACCCGACCATCCTCTCCTTGGGGTTTATCCTTCAAGGATTGGCTTCTACAGACAACTGTGGAAGTCCCCGGGATTCTAGAGCAATCTAGACTCGGGGTTCTGATGGATGCAGTGCGACAGCGTCTAGTAAGTTCGGCAAGGAAACTTGTCGATGCACGGCTTGGGGCTCTAAATGACTGGGGATATCCCGTTGAAAGTGATGGATCACCAACAACGCCACTGCCCGTGAAAATTCCTCACTTCTTACGAATGGAGGATCCGAGATCACCTCTTTATGAGATGTTCTTGGCGGAGTGGGTCTTCAAGCCCATTTTGAGCAAAGTCAGAGATGATCTATCTCAGCTACTAGAAGACCTGAACCTATGGGAACAAGGTAATACTGAAGATGGGAATTTCTCCCTTGACGAGATTTACCTTTCGATTAATCGGCTGATCGATGAGCTTTCTGCTGTCGATATCGCGGTTAATGTGTTTATTCGCCGAACCTCGAAAGAGAACCGGCGTAATACTAAGTCGCGATCCGCAGCTGTAAGGCTGTGGAAAGCGAGCCGAAAGGTGGTAAGTGGCTTCCTTACACGTTAGTAAGGTTAGACCTAATATGTGGGTCCAAACCACGCAC